TACAGGGGAGGGCTGAGCGTGGAACTAATGGTGCGGAACGGCGACTACGTCAACGACGGCGCGGGTGGCTTCCTGCGGGCGGAAGGGACGGACGAGCTGCTGCAGCGGGTGTTGTGGAAGCTGTCCATCCCGCGGGGGAGCTTTCCGCTGCTGCCTGCGCTGGGCAGTGAGCTCCACCGGCTCGGCCGGGCCAAGCCCGCTGAGCGGGCCGGACTGGCCCGGCAGTATGTGGCCCAGGCACTTTCCGATGAGGCGGAGCTGTCGGTGGCCGGGGTGGAGCTGTCGGCCGGGGGAGAACTGACGGTCGAGCTGGACTGGCGGGGCGAGGCGCTCCGCCTGATACTTGGGACGGGAGGCGTATGACGGGATGACGGTGGAGGAGCTCTACGGGCAGATGGTGGACACCTTTCAGCGGGAGACGGGGCTGGCGCTGGCCGGGGACGGAGACATGGCGGTGCGGCTTTACGCCGTGGCGGCCCAGCTCTACGCCCTGTATGTGCAGGCCGACTGGGTGGGGCGGCAGTGCTTCCCCCAGACGGCCCAGGGGGACTACCTGGACAAGCATGCTCAACTTCGGGGGCTGGAGCGCCGGGCGGCCACAGCGGCGGTCGGGGTGCTCTCCTTCGAGACAGACCATCCGCCGGAGGCCGATCTGAGCATCCCGGAGGGGACGGTATGCATGACAGCGGCCCAGGTGCGCTTTGAGACCACCGAGGCGGGCGTATTGAAGGCGGGGCAGACCTCCGCCCAGGTGCGGGCCAGAGCGGTGGAGCCGGGCGCGGCGGGAAATGCGGCGGCCGGGACGGTGCGTGCCATGGCGGTGGCGCCGGTGGGGGTGAGCCGGTGCACCAATCCTGAGGCCTTTTCCGGAGGACTGGATGCCGAGGGGGACGAGAGCCTGCGGGAGCGGGTGCTGGAGACCTTTCGGCGGATGCCCAACGGGGCCAACGCCGCCTTTTACCAGCAGGAGGCCCTCTCCTTTCCGGAGGTGGCGGCGGCTACCGTGGTGGCGCGGCCCCGGGGCGTGGGGACGGTGGACGTGTTTCTTGCCACGGCGGCGGGTCTGCCCGACAGCGGACTGCTGGAACAGGTGGCAGCCCATCTGGAGGAACGCCGCGAAATCGCCGTGGATGTTCAGGTGAAGGCGCCGGAGGTAAGGACGGTGGATGTGTCGGTTCAGGTGGCGGCCCGGCCGGGGGCGGACTTTGACACCGTCCGGCAGGCGGTGGAGTCCGCCGTACGGGGCTGGTTTGACGGGCGGCTCTTGGGGCAGAGTGTCCTGCGGGCCCAGCTGGGGGCGCTGATCTTCGGGGTGGAGGGCGTGGAGAACTACGCCCTCACCGCCCCGGCGGCCGATGTGGCGGCAGCGGTGGACGAGCTGCCACAACTGGGCACACTGACGGTAGCGGCACTGGAGGGGACGGCATGAGCTACGGGGCATACCTCAGGGAGCTGCTCCGGCCCCTGCGTATCTATGGGCTGGAGGGCACCGCCAATGGCGGTGAGCTGGAGGCCCAGGGGAAGGCGCTGGATGGGGTGGAGGCCGCCATGGAGGAGGTACAGCGGGAGATGCTGATCTGCACCGCAGAGGGACGGGGGCTGGAGGCCGTCGAGGCACTGCTGGCCCGAAAGCCGGTAGCTGCCAGCCTGGAGCGGCGGCGGGCGGCGCTGGCCGCCCTGCTGCGCATCGGCGGGGACAGCTTTACCCTGACGGCGATCAACGATAATCTAAAAGGCTGCGGCCTCAACGCCGTGGCAAGCGAGACGGAAACGCCCGGCGTTGTGGAGGTGCGGTTCCCCGATGTACCAGGCATCCCGGACGGGTTTGAATCAATGAGGGCCATCCTGAAAGATATTCTGCCCTGCCATCTGGACATACGGTATGTCTACTGGTACATCACTTGGGCCCTCATGGAGGAGCGCTTTGCCACCTGGGGAGACATTGAGAAGCTGGGGCCCACCTGGGAGGAGCTGGAGAAGATGGTGCGGGACTAGCCTGCCTGTCGCATAAAAATGCCTGGAACCATGCGGTTCCAAGAAGGTAAAAATCAAAAAGCTAGAAATATCAAGGCCCGCAGCCGGTTTTTTGCCGAGCCGCGGGCCTGTTTTCCCTTATGTTTTCCCTTACGCGCCAAAATTGGCCTTTATGAAATCCTCCATGCGGGCGGCGCTGTCCTGCCTCATGCGCTCCGTGAAGTGACCGTATCTATCCAGAGTAAAGGCCGCGCTGGCGTGGCCGAGGTTGCCCTGGATGGTCTTGATATCATCACCGGCCCGAATAGCGTTGACGGCATAGGTGTGCCGGAGGTCGTGGAAACGGACACCAACCAATCCGGCAGATTTTAAAGCGGCACGAAATTGGAGGCCGACCGTGGACAAACAGAGGGGGCAACCGATATCATTGGTAAACACAAATTGGTGGGGGTTATCCCATAAGGGGCCAGCCAATAACTGCCGTTCAGCCTGCTTCCTTCGCTGCTCCTTTAGAGTGCTGAGCACTGAAGGCGCAGGCGTGATTGTCCGGCTTTTCCCACTCTTTGGAGAGATAAAAAGGCCGCTCTTTTCTCGGTGCTCGGGCCGTACAAGCTGCTTATTTATCAGCAAAGTTCCATGCGTAAAGTCCACGCAGTCCCAGGTCAGGCCCAGCAGTTCCGAGAGGCGGCAGCCGGTGAACAGGGCCACGGAGACCAGTCGCTCTAAACGGCTGCCCTTGAGGGCCTGGAGCAACGCTGCGGCCTGTTCGTCGCTGAGTGGGTGAATCTCCGTGCGCTCTGTCCTGGGGAGTTCACAGTCCGCGGCCGGATTGCGGGATATGTACTCCAGCTTGACCGCCTTCTCCAGAGACTGATGCAAGACCTTATAGGCCAGCCGGACGGAGGCTGGGGAGAGTGAGCCCAGACTGTTGACAAACTGCTGGATCATGTGTGGGCGGAGATCAGGGAGAGACACCGCACCGAGGGCCGGCTTGATGTGCTTTTTTATGAGGCTTCTGTATTTGGTAGCGGTGGCGGGCTTCACGCTGCCGAGATACTCCGCTGCCCACACATCGAGCCAGGAACCAACCGTCATTTTGGCTGGGGTGATATAGGTGCCCGTGTCAATAGCCGCCGTGGCGGCCTTGAGCTTTTGGGCGACCTCCTTCTGCGTCTTGCCGGTGATGCTCCGCTGCACCTGCCTTCCGGTGCCTGGGTCTCGTCCTACTGTGTACCGCGCCTCCCAGTAGGTATACTGCTTCCCACTGCGGGTCACGGTCTTTTTACGAATGGTGCCGCTTCCGGCGGCTGACTTTCTCGCCATTGACTTTTCCCCCTATTCTGTTAAAATAGAAGGGCAGAGCGCCCGCAAAGCAATCTGCCCCCTCTATGGCCGTCCCTGGTGTTCCCGCACCGGGGGCGGTATTTTTATTGCGCTTTTTTCAGCTCGGCCAGCTCCTTGCTCATGGAGCGGATCACCTGTTTCAAGAGAGCCACGTCGTCCTCTATGGCCTCAATTCTGGTCATAGGGGTGAGCTTTGCCTGCACGCCTTGTAACCCCTCTGCCAGCAGGTCAAACTTCGGCATGACATCTGTATCGAAATAGGCAATCATACGATTTTCAGATGCCCGGATGGATGCGTCAATCATGGTTTGGATGGACTGTAAGTCTTTTTCGTCTAACATGCGTAAAACCTCCTGACGGTCATTGGGTGACACTGGTGGTTATAATGTAATGCTTCCGTCCTCATTGACGGTTTGCCCCAGATACCGAACTACACGTTCAGACTTTGGCTGCTTCGCAAGTTCGTTTTTTAACTTTGCTATGGAGACAGCATTATTTCCTCCCCAGGCAGCGGCATCTGCCAGAATCACAGTTTTTGGCTCATTTCCGTTGGAAGGCAAATAGCTTATCGCTAATGTTGTTTTGATTTTCTGCTTTCCGGTGGCGCTCATTCCTCCCAATAGCGCACCAACAGGGCCGAATAGAAGCCCACCAACTACGCCACGGCCCAAAACAGACTGGTTTTGCAGTTCTGACGTTTTCACCTGATCCAGCGCCAGAATATCAGATGTGCTTATCTTATAGTGTTGTATGATCTCATCTGCGCCGAAGGTTTTCAACTTAATGCGATACAAGGAAAGAAATTCTCCTTCCAACACGACCCGGAAAACAGAGTTTTGAGGTAAATCCCCAAGACCATCCAAGTAGTCAAATAAATTTTTTGCAAGAATCTTCGCCATTTACACTGCCTCCTCTTTAGATCCTTCTAGATGCAAGATTTCATGGCACCTATGACATCAGGTATATCCGGAAGTTTTTTGGTAGCGCTGTGATTTCTAAAACTATTTCCTGGCATCAAAAATACAATTCTGCTGCTAGATTCCCGTGTGTGTACCAACAGACAGCTTTGCGCATAAAATCCTCTGGGACTCCAAAATGTTCAGCTAAAGAGTAAATGTCCGTGTACCCATCGGCTACAGCTTCATCTAAATCATCCTCTGATATGTAATTTTGAACGGCCCACTTCCAAGCCTTATACTCGTGTTTCTCAACCAAATCGAATGGACTACATACCTTATGCGTGGCTCCTGTGGACGCATGGCCGCCTTCGTGAGCAACGACAGCAGCCTCATCTCTGGAAGAAGGAATATTGTCGAAGTCCATAAATATCCCATACGTCCCGCCCACTTCTAGAGTGACAGCCTTATCGTCGTCCAAATCCCACATATAGAATTTAGTTCCAGACTGGCTGAGTTTCCGATAAAGCGCTAAGAGCCTATCCATAGGCTATTACCCTTTCTCTTTTTCGATGTCCGCTTTCATAAAACGGGCCATCTCAAGGAGCATTTTTTTCTTTTCATCAGGGAGATCTTTGGATTCTTCATAAAAGGCATAGGTGAAATCATCAAAGCCTATCTCGCGCTCACCCTCCTGGGTGGGCGCCTTTTTTGTTTCTGTGCCAAGGAGATAATCGATCGATACACCAAAGAAGCCGGATATTTTAGTCAAATTATCGGCCTTTAAGGTCTTTATCCGGTCCATCTTCAACTCCGTAAGGTTTCCACGGCTGATCCCCAGTTCATTACACATTTTCCCAACACTGATATTTCTCTCTTGGCACAGATCGTAAATGCGATTGTACAAATCAGACATTTTAGGCCCTCCATTTTTGTGCACAAAATGGAAGCTCTAATTTTTGTACAAATACAGGTTGACTTGTACAAGTGCTTGTACTATAATCAAGCCATGACAGGTACAAAAAATAGTGCTTATGTTTGGTGACACTTATATATTAGTACAAGATTTTGTACCTGTCAACTTAATTTTTTAAGAAGGGAGGAATTTTGTCACTATGGCTGAATATACGGGCTTTGGTTTGGAAGTTAAGACGAGACTGATTAAATCTCCCGTAAAAACACAAGCGCAACTTGCCAAGCAAGTATCAGAACGCACCGGTCTTTATGTAGACGACGCATATATTTCAAAGATCCTTACCGGGCAGCGAAACGCCCCGAAGATCGTCCGAGCTATCCGAGAAATTCTGGATCTGCCGGAGCAGGGACAGGATACCACAACCGGAAAGTAATAAACAGGACTATTGGAAAGGAGAACATCATGGACGACATCAAGAACTACAACCCCGCAGAAGCGGAAACCCTGGACAGCCGCGAAGTGGCTGAGATGGTAGGCAAACAGCATAAGCATCTTCTTCGAGACATCAATGGGTATATCGAAAACATGAAACAGGGCACTGAGCCCAAAGTTGGGCTGAGTGCGGCTGAGCTCAAAATTGAGCCGAGCGAATTTTTCATCCCCAGTACTTATACCGATAGCACCGGTCGGGAACTCCCTTGCTTCCTCGTTACCAAGAAGGGGTGTGAGTTCATCGCCAACAAGCTCACCGGTGAGAAGGGGACGAAGTTCACTGCCCTGTATGTAACCCGCTTCAATATCATGGAGGAGCGCGAGAAGGTCGCTATCGGCGGAAAGACCGCAAAGAGCGGTAAGACCCCGGAGGAGCTGGCCGCCGCCGACAAACGGGCCACGGCGATGCTGCTCAACGCCAAGAACCGGGCGGCGAGTTTCCTTCAAAAGCTCTACGACCGGGCGGGCACCAAGCCAGAGTATCAGGCAATGGCTCTCAGCGATTTCTATTCCGAGGATGGGATTCACCTCCCCCGCATGGCATTCCAGGACATGAAGCATACCTACGACAAGAGCGCTATTGCCGAAAAGCTGGGCGTCTACTCCAAGGCATCCGGCGGCAAGGTGCCCCATGCCCAGGCCATTGGTGCGATTATCTCCACGCTGGATATCTCAGAGGACGAGCGCGAACGGCTTCCCTACTGCAACAACGGGCAC